GTCAATTTTATAGTTTTCTTCTTAGTGCGTGGGCACTCACATAAGCGGAGTGGTCGCTTGATCTTTTGATGAGGTGTCAATTAACCGAAAATACCTAAAACTTATCATTCGTAAAGGAATAATCTTTACGCATGATTTTATCAGTCAAAGAGGTACGAATGAGACAGTTTGAATTACTTTTCACGATATCACAAAGCTCAATATATTCTTGTTCATTATCAGTATAACGACGGTAGACTTCAAAATCAGGGACATCATGGACATGGTGTCCAGTGATCAAGAGAAGTATACCATCCAATTTTGAAGGTTTAGAACTAGGGGGAAAGAGGAACCTAAGTAAATTTAAGAACTTATAGTTGCCAGCATATTTAAAACATGCGGTGAGTGAACAATTGTATTTGGAAACTTTTGCAACAGACAAGACTCCTTTTCCTGGGAAGTCTCCTCTGCAAATTCCAAAAACACGTAAAATAACACCAAGGTTAAGGATCGGTACAAACGACCCATTAAAAACTGGCGAATGCTTTAAAAACTGAAGTGAATGATACGTATCACAAGCATCAACAGTGACGAGATAACCACATCGAGTGGCACAATCAGTCACAAACTTTGAAGCATCAGACACACGCATATTAGGATTAAAACTACGAACAATAGAATAATAAATGCACAAATTAGCTATATTATTAATGAGGGTAGTCAATGTAGAACCAGTATATAAGCATGGGGCTGTAGGAGTGAGACGAACTTTTTCTTTTTTATTGTAAATATTTGTTATGACAATTGGAAGATTACATTGAGCAATCAATCCATCAATAAATCTAGATAATTGGGGATTGAAGGATGAAATATCAGCCAAGATTTTAAAAATATACGGGGTATGAGAAGTGTCACAACTACTAATATCAACATTAGCAAGAAAGACACCATCAGCACACTTCAATCGTATACAAGAATCGTCAGAGAAATAAGGAAAATAGACATCTAAATCAGACTGTATAAGATTAGTAAAAACCTTAGACAATATGGTTGTGTCAGGTGAGGAAACAAACTCACACTGGCATTGCGGAAGATGCCTAAAACCATCCAATGAATGTTTTAATAAACCCGTAATATACGCCCCCAAAAGAGAGCCCTCAACGGTGAGATCAACGATGGATCTGCCATATTTGCCATGTTTGGCCCATTCATCAGTTTTGAATTTAGCTTTGACTTGATCAATAAAAGTTGGGTGCAATAAAAAGTTTTTATCAACTAAATTTGCTAGAGCTTGAACACGCATTTTCTTCTTTGAGTGGGGAAGATAGGCGTGTTTAATAATTGACTCTAACAAATCCTCGTCTACTACAACATTGCGGGACATAGAATCACTAAGACCTCGAAAGAAAAATTTCACATCGGGTTCTTCGTAAAATAAACGTTGGTTATGTTGAAGAGACAACTCCAAATCTAAGGAACCTTCACGACAACATGTAAGTCGTCGAAAAGCCTTTGATAAATTTGAAGGGGAATTATCGTAAATGACACCATCATGATAAAAATGAAGGCCAGATACGGTGCGGTAACAAGAAGAGGGTTTTCCACAAGTAGTGGTCACAAAGTTTAAATCATAATCAGAAGTGAGATAAGTCATGTCACGACTTACGAACCGATTATTAAAACAATATTGTTTTTCCACCAAACAAGCGCTAGGAATTATCTTATAGGAAGATACCTGATGTGCACCTAGAGGCACAACAGGAATAGCTAGTTTAACGGTAAAGTATTAGACATTATGCCAGAAGCACAAATGCCATAAAACTTTTTCCGTATACACTCTTGTTGATAAAAATGGCAAACATTGAAAGTTACAGTATCTGAAAATTCAGTGCCAAGAGTAAAAGCAAAGTTTGCGATAGAGTAAGAGTTAGCTGAATTCCACGGATGTTTGCTACGCAACTTAGTTAACGCATCATTAGGGATGTCAACCTCATAAAAAAAGGAAAAACCTTTTGGCATAAGCCAAGGTCTAGAAACATACTCAACAACATCAATGGGAGTCAACACCTGACCTTCTACAACAGGAGAATAAACTAACAACTGAGTAATGAACTCAGCAATAAATAGAGAACTGTTTGTACCAGCAAATCTATCATACCACACTAAAATTGAGCGGAGGAGAGTTAATTCAAGATGGACAAACCAAAACAAGAAATAAATTTGAGAAAAAAACTGAGAAAAATAAATCTTCACGTTAATAATCTCCGTCACAACCTCCGCATCAACACCCTCAGGTTCAGCGACATGAAGGTCTTGGATGTGAAAAGCACCAGGGAGGTCCGGTGCATTATCAAATCTAAGCCTATCGTTCTCATCGACAAAAGGTGTAGGCTGGTAGATTGGTGGATCTACACGGTCTGCATGCCTTAGTGGATGAGGTCTCTGAAACCTAGCGTTTCTGGCTTCTCTGTTCCTGCGACTTCTATAAGCGGCATTCGCTGCATCTAAATCATCAGTGTTTGTCCAAGACCCATTGTTACCATTTAGTGCAGAATCAAGAAAAAACACCTTGATTGTTTGGATTTTAGAGATATCAAAATAAAAGAAAGCTAATGATGGCAGAAAAACAAACAAAGACAAATAGAAAACATGGAGAAACAAACACAAGAATTGGTATAACCAAAAATAAAATGCAAATAGCAAAATGAAGAACACAAAAATAGAGAGACAAAGAAATTGCCTCCAGAAACGAAAAAACAAATAAATAGTTAAAAATAAAAAAGAAAAAACAAAAAATGAT